TCATTTTCAGCCCAAGATATTTTTCTTAAAATCAAATGTTCCACATCATCATTAAGATCCTCTCTTTTTAGTGCTATATGCTTGGCTTCATGGTTCAGAGTATCATAAATGTCATAAATACTATCATGTTGCATTAAATTACACCAAGCACGTTCAGTATCAATGTATGTATCACCCTTTGAATTATCAATAGGGTTACATAATCTGAAGTCTATTACATAAGATCCCTCTCTTATGTCGAAAAACTCTTCCCAATTATTCATAACTGTATGTATGTACATGATCATATAAAGTTTGCAAATATATACATAAGACTTATATAACACGAAAATCAATCAAACGGTAGTAAATAGTGCGTTTTTCTATAAATTTTGTAAAATATGATCATATTTTTATTTTTTTATGATCATGATCATGTTTTTTGGATTTTATGATCATGTATATACATACTATGTTTTTTAATAAACACTTATTAGTCATTTGTTATTACATTATTCATGGTTCAAATGAATCCCAAGATAAAGGAACAATTAAAAAATCTTAGAAAAATACCTTATGGTTCAATCAAAGAAAGAAGTGCAGGTGTTGTAGAAGTAAAAATCAAGGATTTATCACCAAAGGATTTGGCTAGATGTTTGGCAGTTTCCACATCAGCATTTACTGAAATATCACAAAGGCAACATATTATCAAGAAAATAACAGAAGAATTAATCAAAGGATTAGATGATGTGTTCAATGATGATAAATTAAATGACTCTGAAAAAATTTTAAAATTAAAAGAACTACTTACTGATTCTGATCTTGAGGGCGAACATCTTTCAAGTGAACTCTCTGATGCTGATAAGGAATCTTAATGCCTTTCTTTGCAACATAATAACCAGCCTTACCCCAAAACTGACTTATGGCTGAATTGTACTCCATATCGAACTCTCTTACAACTTTACCGTCTTTTATAGTATAAACAGTTGCGATTGCCATACGTTTATATGGAAGTTGTACTATTAAAAACTTGTGACAGAAATTACTAAACTTAAAGGTATTGGTAAGGCAAATGCAGATAAATTTGCAGAACACGGAATCACTACAGTTGAACAACTATTCGTTATACCACCACCAAAAGTAGCAGAAATGCTTGGTATGGATAATGATAGTGCAATAAATTTATTTAAAAAAGCAAGGGATTTGTTTAATGACAAACCTTTATTTCAAACTGGATTAGAAGCTGATCAAGAAGATCAGGACATTGAAAAAATTTCTACTGGCACAAAAGCTCTTGACAAACTCTTTACAGGTGGAATTGAGTGTGGAGCTACAACTGAAATTTATGGGGAGTTCGGTTGTGGCAAAACCCAATTCTGTCATACCATGTGTGTTAGAGTTCAATTACCAAAGGATCAAGGTGGACTTGATGGAGATGCAATTTATTTGGATTCTGAGGGAACATTTGAGCCTAGCAGAATACGAAGCATAGCAAGACATTTGGAACTTGATGAAGATAAAACTTTGGAAAGAATAATCAGGGTAAAGGCATTTAATTCAGCAGATCAATATATGATTTTACAACAAATAGAAGAATTACTTTCAAACGAAAACAATATCAAACTTATAATCATGGATTCTGCAATAGGTTTGTTCAGACAGGATTTTTCAGGAAGGGGTATGTTATCTGAAAGACAAAAGTATCTTGATGAATTTTTAACACTTGCTAGTAATATCGCTAATTATCATAATGTTGCAATTATATGGACAAATCAAGTAATGATTAATCCCGGAGTTTTCTATGGAGATCCAGTAACAGCAGTTGGTGGGACAGTTCTCGCACATAAATCAACATACAGGGTTTATTTCAAAAAATCAGGTGCATATAGGATAGGAATCATGGTAGATTCACCAAAACACGCCAAAATAGAGGTTGCATTTGGATTATCAGAAGCGGGAGTAGTTGATAAGGAAGTAGCAGAAGAAATAGAAAAAGAACGTAAAAAAGCAAAAGCAAAGGCTAAAAAAGAGGAAAAAGAGAAAGATGAATCCTTGGAGTAGATTTTGGGAATGGTACGAGAACAAAATCTTAGGTTCAGTGATATTAATTGCTGTGATACAGTTTATTCAAGTTCCACACATGGTATGGAACGCAGACCTTATGCTACAATCAGGGTATGTGAGCCGAATACATCCTGTACTGGATTGGTTCTTATATGGAGTGGACTTGATTGAGATTGTATCCATAATTAATATAGGCATGATCATGTATTCCTTGTTGAAGAAGAAATATGACAAAAAAAGACCACAAATGTAAAAAGTGTGAACATATAAATAACGGATCTGATACTGAAGATACATGAAATGTGAATTATGTAGTCACACACTGATAAAAACACCTTATTTTTACGAAGGTAAGGTTGTTTTTGAGTGTAGTAACTGTGAAGAAGAATATTGTTAAAAACTTATATAATATAACACGATTTGGTAAGATATGGGTATTTTTGACAGGATTAGGGACACTGTAGATCCAAGAAACTACCGTGTGGTAGAAAAAGGGGATTATGATAGAGTTACCCAAGACCATTACAACATTTTAAAAGATTTTAACGATTCTTTCATTCATGCACAAGGTAGGGCAAGTAACCCATACCCATTCATGGATACACCAAGCGGTTCTAAAATACCAATGTGGCGTGTCAGCCCAAACAGATTATATGAATTGGCTGATTATGTGGGAGATTTAAGAGCAGTTATTGAAACTATACAAAGAGAAATTTTCAGAAACGGTATTGAGATTATACCTTCATTTGAACACAAATGTCTGGTATGTCTAAAGGAATATGAGCAAGAACCATTAAAAGACTTTGTTCCTTTAAGTGAAGTTGGCAACAAAGGTAAAAGAAAACTTAGATGTACATCATGTGGAAACGAGAATCCTAGAAAATGGGCAAAACCAGATCCTCAAAACAGACAGATACTTCAAACTCTTATTGATAACCCTGTAAACAATAACGAACAATCATTAAAAATTGTTGCAAGACAAGCAGAAAGGGATTTAGATATTATAGATAACTGTTATGTTTTGGTTTCAAGAAGATGGAAAATTGTGGATTTAGATTCACCAGATCCAAATACAGGTGCAACAAGAAGAGCAGTTAAAGATGCAAAAGAATCAAAAATTGATGAAATTATAAGAGTATCACCATTACTTTGTAGTATTATAGCCAACGAGGAAAACCAACTTGGTATAGGTGCAGATAACAAACCAAGATATATTTGTCCAAAATACTCACATAGAGAAGATGTACAAGATCAACCATTTTGTAATAAATGTGGCTGTGAGTGCTTTAACGCATTTTTAGAAACTAACAGCGTTCCATACGGTGTACCTGCAAATAGTCCAAGAAAGATGTATTATTCCAAAGATGAGATAATCTGGATTCCGGGAAAATATTATCCTGATCAATTATATGGTAATAGTCCAATTCAAGCAGTATGGAAAAAAGTAATGTCATTAATGTTCCAAGATGAATATATGTGGAAATACTTTGACAAGGACAGACCACCAAAATCATTACTTGTAATGGGTAGTAGAAACGGTGAATCAGTAGCATCATTTATGGAAAAACAAAGACAGGGTGCTAGACAAGATCCATACTTACCAAGACCTATTCTTCTTAATACCGAAAATGTGGGACAGGCACTTGAGTACATAGACTTAACACCAAACTTTAAAGAATTAGAATTAACAGAGCTAAGAAAAGAACAAAGACAGATTATATCAACAGTATATGGTGTGCAACCATTATTCTACGGTGAACAGGCTAAAGCAGGACTTGGTAATGAGGCACTTCAAGTTACACTTACGAATAGAACTATCAAGTGGTTTCAAAGATTCCTTAATGAAAACTTTTTTGATAAAATTACAAGATTAATTGGTGTATATGATTGGAAAATTGAATTAGTAACAAGCGAAGAAATAGATGAACTTAGAGAAGAACAAATCAAAGGTCAGAAAATTGACAACGTTGTTAAATTATATAGTATGGGCTTTGATGTTGCATTTGACGGTGAGAATGAACTCCATGTTTCTCAATTCCCTAACCCTGAAAAAGAAATTGGTATGATGGGTGGTGGAATAGGACAAGGTGCAAATAGTGGTGATCCAGCAAAAACCAAATCAACCAAACCAGCAAAAGAGGATCAAACCAACTTTGATGGTGAACCAAAACTAGCAAGACCTAGTGATACTGGTGGTGCAGGTGGTGGAGATCCTAGAGGTAGTGGTTCAAGCATGAGTAACAAGGCTTCAGGTATGGGTGAAAAAGAATGGGGAGAGTTCTTGAAAAAAATTGAAAAGGAAACACCAATTGCAGAACAAAAGAAAACATACATTATAAAAAGAGATGGAAAACCAGACACAAAGATTGAGGTGGAAGAATGAAAATACCTCTCAAAATTGAGAAAATAACAGATGATGTAGATTGTTATGAAGATGTTGATAAGATTATAAAATATAAAATCTCAAATGAAAACCGCCATGTTGTAAAAAATATTAATGTAACAGCACAGACAATAAAAGAAGATGGAGAAAAAACAAAGACAAATTTCTGTAAAAAAATAACTGGTATAAGAACACAATTACTTCCAAACGAATCATGTGAAATAAATTGTCATGTAAAATTAAATAAAGAATTTAATGAAACTATTGAAATAGATGGTAAAAAAGAACTCAGTGCCATTGACTTAGATATTAAGGTAACTGGTACACTGTATATATCTAAGGTGAGTGTTCCTTAATGAAAGTAGTATGTTTTCATGTGCAAGATTTTGATAAATCAAGTGTTGTAGATGTTGGATATGAACAACATTTACAGGAATGGTATGATTTGATTAGAAGTTTCAAGTTTGATTCTATGGCTTATGTAGATGCAACTGAAAATAATGAAGTACCTCAAATATCCTCGTCACATGAATTTACAAGAAAAAAATACACAAGTGTATTAGATGTAATTTCTGAATACCCTACTTTAGATCCTATTGTCATGATTGCACCTGTTGAGAAAAAAGATTGGAACTCATTATGTATGGATATTAATGAGTTACCTGAAGATAATTTTATTCTAATATTTGGAAGAGATAGTGGTGGATTAACCAATAAAGAAATTAGAAAGTTAAAACAAAATGAGATGTTATCATTATGTAATATACCAACACCTTTTGGTGGAGCATTTCACGCAATTCACGCTGGTACAATAGCACTTTGGGAGTATAATAAGAAATGGCAATAACTGTAACAAATAACATGACTTCAGTGGATAGCATGAACACTATTACAAACTCTGAATTATTTGGTAATGGT